TTACACCGTGGATGTCGTCGGTTCGATCCCGGCAGGGCCCACCATTCGCAGGTCGCGACGCAGTTTCGCGATATCCATCGTCGGCGGCACGACCGCATCTCCCCCACCGTATTCGTACGGGTCCATCCCCAGGACCGCCATCAGCATCCAGGCGCGGAGCTGATCCTTCCTGTTGAGGTCCGAGAACGAGCGAGCGTACTGCAGCTTCGCGAAGGTGTTCCGCGAGCCGTAGAGATCTCCCACTACGCTCTGGATTCGTTCGTATGCCGCTGTGAGGCCGCGACCACGAGGAACCTTGAAAAGCTCGAGGACGAAACAGTCGCCGAGTGTGAGCTCACGGGTCACGATGCCGTGACCGATGTGAGCAAGTTGCACGTTGCTCATGAGGATGGCCCTTCTTTGCTGGCGAGAATGCTGGATACCCAGGGCCAGGTGGTCCCGGTCAGCTGCCTTAGCGCTTCGTCGCGCGAGGGGGCTGTGCCGCCGGTCCGAAGAATTGTGGCGCTATTCGCGAGCATCTCTGTGACGACGACGCAGGCCTCGCACCCAGGCAGGTTGCGCGACGCCGCGTTCAGTTCCTCGGCGCCTGCTGTCGACGTGGCGACTTGACGCACCGCTAGCTCGCACAGACTCCGCTGACTGGGGAGCCAGATGTGGCGCACTCCGAGGTGCGCCGATGTTGCAGCTGCGGCCGGTATCTCTGCCGCCATGGCCTGGGACATGTCAGAAATGCTATCCGTCCCGACTTGACATGTCAAAGGCGAGCAGCGACTATGCATTTCATGACTCTGACATCTGACAGAATTGGTCTCCGGTTCAGATTGCGACGTGAGCAGGCCGGTCTTACGCGCGAGAAGCTGGCAGCCAGAGCGGATGTCTCGGTGAGCACGGTGGCGCGGTTGGAGAACAACGACGCGCTGCCATCGACAGCCACCCTGATCCGATTGTCAAGTGTCGTAGGCGTCACGGCCGGCGAGTTGATCGACGGCGTGGGTACTACCGATGGTGGCCAAGCCGGTGAAGCCGATTCGCCGGGCGAAGCGGCGAGAGGTCGCAACGGAACCTCGGTTACCGCCGAAGGCGCGTCGTCGTGAAGCAGCACTACAAAGTGGATGCCCAGCGCGTCGTCATCAACAACGTTGACAAGCGGAGGCGCGGTGCGTCAGTCCGGACGATCCGCGAAGTAGTCGGGCACCACGACGTCGTGGGTGCCATCAACCTCCTGCGCGAGGACCTCCACCGCAGCCCAGAGGGCATCGAACTCGGCACGCTGAGCGAGCCGCACCTGCGAGTCGATGGCTCCGCCCCGGTCGGCGAAGATTCCGGTCTGTTGGGCCTGCATTCGCGCCTTGATGTGCGCGAGCGCCGCCGTCATCGCTCCCATGAGACTTCCTCTCCTTCGGGGGTGCCGACCGTTGGCGCGGTCGGCACACCTGTCGCCAGGGTAGAGGAACGAGCATCAGCCCCTTCTCCGACTGATGCTCGTGCGGCCACGACGGACCCTGCCCTCGCCCCCAGGCGCGTCGTGGCCGCACCCACGATCTACTACCAAGACCGGCTCGTCACCCTCTACCACGGCGACTCGCTCGCCGCCCCCGAGCTATGGCTCGGTGCGGACGTCTTGATCACCGACCCGCCCTACGGCCTCGGCGCGATCGCGGGCGCGTACGGCACGTCGCATCGCACGATTGAGAACGACCTCGACACGACCGTCCGCGACGCCGTCCTCGAGCTGTGGGGCGATAAGCCCGCGGCCGTGTTCGGTACCCCACGCCTCGAGGAACCACCCGGGGGGTGGCGCGACCGCCTCGTGTGGGACAAGCAGCAGCTCGGCCTCAACGGTGGAGCGTGGCGGTACGCCCATGAAACGATCTTCGTCCGTGGCGACGGGTGGCACCGGATCAGCGACGCGTCCAGCAGCATCCTTCGCCACCCCTCCCAGGCCAACCGCGCGCACGTCGCGAAGCACATTCACTCCAAGCCGGAGAAGCTGCTCGCCGACCTGATCGCGGCCGCTCCTCCCGGCGTCATCGTCGACACCTTCGCCGGCGGCGGATCAACCGTCGCCGCAGCCCGCGCCCTCGGCCGCCAGATCATCGCGTTCGAACTCGACGCCGAACACTGCGCCACCATCGTCGAACGCCTCACCAGCCGCCTCGACCTCTTCGGCGGTGACGCATGACCGGCTTCGGCGGCGACCAGGACACTCTCACCGCGGGAATCGTCTACGCAATCACCCCGGAGCAGGAATCCACCGTGCGCGACCTTGTGCGGCGCCGCTGCGGTGACGACGCCGCGCACGTCGCCGAGATGCTGTTCGCCACGCCGCACTCCGTTGAGCGGCGCACTCCCGCTCAGCTGGCGATGGGCAACAAGCTCCCGCCGGAGGCGAAGGACCGGATCCGCGAGCTCTTGGCCACAGGCCTCACCGACGTCGCGATCGCCGACCAGCTCGGCGTTTCCCGCCAGTCCGTCACCGGAGTCCGCACCGGAGCGATGCGGGGGATGCGGTCATGACATCGACCGATCGTGAACTCACGCCAGCGATCCCCCTGGACCTCCGCCAGCAGCTGAACTTCGATCTGCGGGACCCCCAGCTCTCCGCCCTCGACGACAACGCACGCTTCATCGTCCGCCGCCTCGTCGGCCGCGCCTACCAACGCGGCTACGACAACGGCTGGACCGCCGGGCAGAACGACGCCGACGCCGATCAGGCGATCACGAAGGACCGCGGGTGAGCGCCGTGGTCGAACTCGCCCAGCCACGGAAGCTGCTCTCCCGCTGGCACGGACACGGCGACCTCCTCATCGTCATCGACGGCGCCTACACCTACCTCCGTGCCGACGACGTCGAGCACCTCGCCGGCATCCCGCGCTGGAGCACCGGCGACACCGTCCTCGGCGACGAGTGGCCCCTCGACGTCGCCGGCGTCGCGTTCTACCTCCTCGACGACGCCTTCCGCCGCTGCGAGCAGCACGGCACCCTCATGGCCCGCGAGTTCACCGCCTGGCTCCTCGAATTCCTCGCCCGAGTCGACGACACCGTCCTCGAGGAGGCACACCAGCCGGTGCCCTTCACCAACGCGCACACGGTCACTCAAGCCGCCCGCGCGCTCGCCGAGTCGCTCCGCATCACGCTCGGCCGCGACCAGCTGTTCGAGCAGCTCGACCGCCTCGACTGGATCGGCCGGAACACACCGGACGACGACTGGGTGATCACCCCCTTCGCGCACACCCGCGACCTGCTCACGCTCCGGCCCGTCAATGTGCCCGCGTCGAACCGGGAACGCCGCCGCCGCTACCTCCAGATCCACGTCACGCCCCGCGGGCTCGACGAGCTGCGAAGGCTCCTCGCCCCCGCCGTTCCGCCTCCCCCGCCGCTGTTCTGAGAAGAGAGCACCCGATGTCACACCCGACACCCACCCGCCGCCCCGTCCCCGCCGTGCCGCTGATCGCACTGTTCTTCCTCGGCGTGATCACCCTCGGCGTCCTCGCGACCTCCGCGCCGCTCCTCGGCCTCCTCGACGCGCTGCTCATCGCGGCCGCGCTCATCGTCGCCGACCTCCGCGGATGGAGCATCCGATGAACGAGGAGACGATCGAATCTGCGGTCGCAGCAGTCACCGCGCGACGCTCGCCTGCGCCTGATGTGAGCGCGGACATGCGCGCCCCGGTGGGGCTCATCGTGCTCGCCGGGAGCACGGGTGCGCTCGCAGTCGCCAGTCTGCTCGCCGCGGTGTACCTCGCCGTCGTCGGAGCGTTGTGATGACCGCGACCCACGTGTGCCCGCCTGAGCACACCCACGCGGCGAAGACGACGTGCTACTACGCGCACAAGTGTCGTTGCTTCCCGTGCCGCCTCGCCAATGCCGCGCGCGTGAGCAGCGACCGGGGCGCCACCGAGCCGCGCATCCTGGACCCGGAGCCGATCGCCGCGCACGTGCGCTACCTGCAGGCGTTCGGCTACTCCTACCAGCAGATCGCCCGCGCCGCCGGCGTGAACGAGGGAACGCCCCTGCGCGCTGTCCGCGGCCGGCTCAAGTTCGTGCAGGCACGCATCGGCAACGCGATCCTCGCGGTCGAACCCGCCATCGAGGACCTCGCCCCTCACACGATCATCCCCTCGCGTGGCATCCGCCGCCGTATCGAGGCCCTGGCTACCCGTGGATGGTCGATCGCCGCGATCGCGGACCGCGCTCACCTCTCCCGCACTCGGGTTTCACACCTGATGTGGAACGACGGGGCCACCGTCCGAAATCACCTGCTGATCGCGGCGATCTACGCCGGGATCTGGGACGAGGAGCCGCCTGCAGAAACGGTCTGGGATCGACGCACCGTGCTGCGCACACGGAACAGGGCTGCCGCGCTTGGATGGGCGCCCCCGCTGGCGTGGGACGACATCGACAATGACCCCGCCCCACAGCGCCCGGCCGACTCCCCCGACACGATCGACCTCGTCGCCATCGACCTCGTCGTCAAGGATGGCGCCCGCGTCAGCCTCACGCGCGCTGAGCGACACATCGCCGTCCGCCAGCTGCACGCACGCCCCCTGAGCGACGGCGAGATCGCGCAGCTTCTGAACGTCAACGTCCGAACCATCCAACGCGACCGACTTTTCCTCGGCCTCCCCGCCGCGGTCGGCGCTGACGGTCTGCCCCTCCCGATCGTGGACGCGGCGTGAGCCTCGTTCAGCTCGCCGCAGAGTCCGGAGCCGGCATCCGGTGGCTGGTCTACCAGGCGCCGATCCGCCAGCCCCGCTTCGGCGAGAGGACGCGCGACGTCCTCCGCTGGCACAGCCGCGCGTACCTGGCCGACACCGCCGGCGTGAACCGGGTGTTCCTCGAGGAAGCCGTCCAGGGGAAGACCCTCGCATCCGCCCACCTCCGTGCCCGCAACGAATGCCGCCGCTTCTACAGGAAGAACACCCGATGACCGAGACGACCGACGTCTTCATGCAGCTGCTCAAACGAGAACTGCACGCCTTCCTCCACGTGCCCGACGCCGACCAGGTCGTGCACCTCGCCCGGGTCGCCTTCGCGATCGACTGCGCCCCTGATGGCCTCCGGAGCAGCTTCCTCGGGACCACCTGCCTGGCACTCGCTCAAACTGCTGGCCACGCACTCCGACGCGGCACGAGCCTCCCCACTGGGGGTTTCTTCGGGATCAACACCGACGCCGCCACGCAAGCCTCGCCGGTCGCGCTCCAGGCCAATCAGATGATCGCCGCCGCAGCGAACCAGGACGCCGCCCTGCTCGAGGACCTCATCATCGCTACGATCCCCGCGCACGGCGGCCAGGCCGCAGCAGACCTCATCATGTGCCTCGCCGGGAACGCTCGACGCCTGCATCAGGAGTTCTGCCACGGCCAGAGCGACGTCGCCGCGGAGTCCCACCTGTGACGCGTTCTACGGGGCCGGAGAAGCCCAACCGGATCCGTAACCAGTTCGGCACCTTCGCGCAGATCCCCGCGGACCTGGTGAAGGACCCCAGCATCAGCGACCGCGCGATTCGCGTCTACGCCCTCCTGTGGACGTACAGCAGCGAGAAGGACCGCGACGCGTTCCCCTCGCGCGCGCAGATGGCGGAGGACATGGAGGTCTCCAAGTCCACGATCGACCGGGGCATCGGTGAACTCACCCGCCGCGGAGCGATCAGCGTCGAAGAGGTCTTCGACGGTCCCCGCCAGACGAGCAACCTGTACACGATCATCGCTCCACTTCCTCCCCGCCCCGACATCGCCGAAGTTATCCACAGGGGCCGCAAATCTGCGGCCCGGGGGGCTTCAAATTTGCGGCCCTCGGGGGCTGCAAATTTGCGGCCCCAAGAACAAGAACCAGAAGAACAAGAGATTTCTGGTCCGGTCCCTGAGGTAACCACCGACGCGTCCGACGAAAGTTCGGGGACCGGACCCAAGCCCTCGCCCGCTCTCCTCTCGCCGACCTACGGCCTGCCGCTGCACCCGGCCACGGTGTTCACCTCCGTCGGCTCTTGGCTGCCGCGGACGTTCGACGACGCCCAGCTCGCCGAGCTGGCATCCGAGATCGTCGCCGCGGCCCGACCGTCCCGAGTGTTCGACCCGACGGCGTATGTGATCCGCGCCATCCGCAACACCGTCGACCCCAGCGAACGCCGCCGCGGCCGCTGGCTGCTCCGCGCCGACGAGATCGCCGCCGAGCACGCCGAGCTCGCGGCCCGAGGAGCGAGGTTCTGATGCTCGACCCGAACCGCGAACCGACGCTCCTCGAGGTGCGCGCCTGGATCCAGCCCGGCCCGACTACGTGGATCCTCCGCTTCGACTGGGACAAGAATCCCCTGACCGCCGACACCGCGGCCGCTGACCACCACCACCCCGAAAGGCACCCCGATGAAGAACGACCGCCACAACCCGCCCACCCTCGTCTACTCCCACGGCAACGACGGCCACCCGACCGTCTCCCGCGTCGGGAAGAAACGTGCTCGCCGTGAGCGCACCGTCGGCGAGATCACGCCCTGGCACACGCGACTCCTCAACGCGCTGCAGGGCCGACAGGTGTTTGCCGGCATCGACCCCGACGAGGACCCCGCGGCCGCGAACCGGCTCGCGAAGCGCCGCCGCCGCAACCGCCTCGCCAAGGCCTCCCGCAAGATCAACCGCCGCTAACACCGACAGGACATCCGACATGGCTACCAAGACCCCGCCCGCCCCCACCCCGCCCGCGTTGCAGCTGGTCCAAGTGAACCCCGCCGCGCTGCTGTTTCGCGACCAGGCGCGAGAGGACGCCACCCCCGACGAGGGCCTCATCGCGTCCATCCGGCAGCACGGCATCCTGCAACCCCCGATCGTCGGCCCCGGCCCGAAGGAAGGCACCTACTACGTCCTGTTCGGTCACCGCCGCGTCGGCGGTGCGATCGCCGCCGGCCTCGAGCAGATCACGGTCATCCTCCGAGAGGAAGCGCCCCTCGACGCCGAAGCTCTCACGCTTGAGGAGCAGCTCGTCGAGAACGAACGTCGCAAGCAGCTCACCTCCAAGGATCTCGCCGCCGGCTTCTCCAAGCTCACCCTGTTCGGTCTGCGCCCCGAGGACATCGCCGCCAGCGTCGGCGACAAGCCCGAGCGTGTGCGCGCCGGCCTCAAGATCGTCCAGTCCCCCAACGCCTCCGAGCTCGTGGAGGCGAACCCGATCATCGACTTCGAGCAGGCCGCGATCATCGCCGACTTCGAGGACCACCCGAAGATCCAGAAGAAACTCATCGAGACCGCCACCGAGCGTCCCGAGAACTTCCCCCGCGACGTCGAACAGGCACGCGCCGACCGGCGCCTCCGCGACGTCGTCGACAGCATCCGCGCGGCCCTCGCCGAGCGAGGCGTCCCCGTGCTGCAGGAGGTGACCTACTCCACCGCCAGCTACTGGACCGGCACCTCATCCAAGGTCTCCACCGGCGCACCGCTCAACGCGCTCGCCGACGCGGACGGCAACGACCTCACCCCCGAGTCCCACCAGCTCTGCGACGGCCACGCCGCCGTCATCCAGAGGGTCAGCACCTGGTACCTGGACAACGAAGCGCAGCCGATCGAACCGTTCTACGTGTGCACCAACTGGGAAGGCTTCGGCCACCAGAAGCGCGCCGCGGCCGAGCGCACCCCAGAGCAGCTCGAGCAGGAAGCCGAACGGCAGCGCGCCATCCAGGAGGCCGCGGCCCGACAGGCCGTGATCGACGCGAACACGTCCGCCCGTCACGCCTGGCTTCACGGCTACCTCACCACCGGCCGGCTCCGCCCGACCGCCAGCCACTTCGACCTCATCGCCGCCGCGATCGCCGCGTCCATCGACTTCACCGACCGGGCGCCGGCACACGTCGTCATGAGCCTGCTCACCGGCACCGACTGGCCCCGCGTCACATGGCAGGACGACAGCACGGCCGACGCGCTCGTCGCCGGCATTCGCGACGGCAGCCTCGCCGCGCTCCGAGTCATCGTCGCCGACGCCGTCGCCCTCTTCGAAGACCACCTTCACTACCCCGACGCCGTCCGCTACTTCGCCGCGCTCGAGTCCTGGGGCTACACCCTCACCGACACCGACCGCGAGCACCTCGCCAAAGCCACCGCCGCGGCCATGCGACGCGAACCCGATGGCACCGACGACGAGGCGGAGGACGACGAGTGACCCTCGGAGACGCGATCGTCACCGTCGCGGTGATCGTCGCCATCACCGCGATCATCATCACCCACATGGTGCTCGAGCGGTGAGCGCTCGCCGCGGCCCCTACCGCCGCCACGCCCGCCTCCGCGTCCAAGACACCGCCTGGAAGCAGGGCGACGCGTTCAACATCGGCCGCACCCGGTGGCTGATCTACCACCTCGCCGCCGACGGCGCCGTGGTCCTCCACTCCTCCAGCACCGTCAACCACCTCGTCGTGTGGACCACCACCCTCGACCGCCTTCCCGAAAGGACAACGACATGAGCGGCGCAGACCTCTTCGAAGACGACTACCCCCACGGCACCGTCGACGGCTTCAACGGCGGATGCCGCGGCGGCGCCTGCCCCGCCGCAACCGAGCACGGCATGTCCTGCAAGCGCGCGAAGGCGCTATCCGCCGGCGACATCCGCTACAACCGCCTCGTCGCCCTCGGCAAGACCCCCGCCCAGATCGCGGCGATCATCGACGGCCGCGCCGAACCCGCCCCTGCACACACAACGAAGCCCGTCCCCCGCGCACCCAAGCCCGCACCACCGGCACCGGTCGAAGCCGACGCCACGCCCGCCCCCGGCGGTGTCCACACTGGCCCGGTCACGGTCATCACCGAACCGGACCATCCCGAGAAGTACGTCCCAACCCCTCACCACGGAGACGCCACCGAAACCCCCGCGGAGGAGAGCAACACCGGACCGGAAACCGACACCACGGCGACCACCGCCACGGCCCACCCGGAGACCGCGTCACCTACGTCGACCCCGATCGACCAACACAACGACGCCACGAAGCCCCTCACGACGGAGAAGTACACCGCCGGCCTCACCCAGCGCGCCCGAACATTCGTACTCCGCAGCATCCGCGAGTGGGCACGCGCCAACGGTTTCCCCGGCGTCCCCACCCACGGCAAGATCCCCCAGGACGCGCTCGCCGCGTTCGACCGGGCTCATCCGAACGGTCTGATCGGCCCCGAGGTCGAGGTGCCCGTGGAGGCGGAGCCGGCGGGTGTGGAGGCACACGCCGCGCAGCTGCGCGCGATCCGCGAGTGGGCGCGTAAGAACGGCTATCCCGGAGTGACGAACCTCACCCTCACCGACGAGATCCGCGCGGCCTACGATGCCGCGCACTCCAGCCCCCTTGCCGACGACGTGGTCACGGTCGCCGCCGAGGTGGCCGAGCACGTCGCATCGATCGATGGGCCCACGCCCGCTCCGGACATCGAGGCGGCAACGCCGCTCGTGTCGGCCCCGGAGGTCGGGATGCGCGCCTGGGTGCGGTACGACGACGGGGTCGCCGTCGTCCGCGCCGTCGAACGCCACGGCAATGGTCTCCCCGACAGGGTGCGCGTTACCTTCCTCCCGAGCGTTCGCGACACCGAGAGCTACGCATCGATCGACTGGCTCAACATCGTCAGCGAGCCGCTCCCCGTCGACGTGTTCACCTACGACCACTTCCCGAACGACGGCCAGGTCGGCGCGGACCTCGAGGAATGGGAACGGCAGGGACGGACGTGGACCACTCGCGCGCCGATGCCGAAGGCACCGACCCCGCAGGACGTGGACGACTTCGCCGCCCGGCTCGATCGCGTCCGTGAACGCATCTCCATGCCCGTCATCCCCGTCGAAGAGGCGTTCGATCTCGTCGCCGGGCCGCTGCCACGCGCGGAGTGGGCCGCGGTCGCGATCAGCGAGGACGTCGACCACGCCCGTCGGATCGCCGCGCACCTCGAGGCAGAGAACGCGCGGATGACCGAGGAACTCCGCGTCGCGCACACCGCGCTGGAGACCACGCTGCGCCTGTGGGCGGAGAAGCTGCAAGAGAACGAGCTGCTGCAGCTGCAGCTGTTGGTCGCGAACGAGTTCATCCGCGAGCAGAACTTCACCATCAACGTCTCCGCGCTCCTGAACGACCAGCAAGTGCACCACCTCCAGAGCCAGCTCGCCGCCGCACGCGCGCCGTGGTGGAAGCGCGCGACCCGATGACCGCAGCCCCGACCCAGCCCCACCTGGGCGCCACGGACCCGGAACGCCTGCTCGCCGGGATCCGCGGGAACGTCTACCGCCTCGCGCTCACCACGCGCGTCGAGATCGACCGCGACCCACCCGCACGCACCAGCCGCGGACCCGCCGGCGCACTGCGACTCACCAAGCCCATCAAGGCCGCCGCGTACGCCCCACCCCTCCTCACCCAACTCCGCGACGCCATCCGCCCCAACCAGGGCCGCACCGACAGCGGCCGCGGCGGCGGCGCGCAAAGCCTCCCCTACGACGACACCGCCAGCGCCCTCCTCGCCACCATCGAAGGCGAGATCGCCGGCATGTACCGCTCCGCCCTCGAACTCGAACCCCTCGGCACCAGCGAGCAGCTCCTCCTCGAATGGCTCCGCGAATTCGAGTTCGCCTACCGCGCCGGCGACGTCGTCGACGCCCAGCTCACCAACTACCTCCTCCGCATCCGCGGATGGAGATTCACCATCGAGGACCACTTCACCCCGCCCCGCAAGCAGGAGTTCGCCCACTGCCCCGCCTGCGGCTACACCCACTACGAGACCTTCACCCACGGCGAGATCACCCGCCAACGCTGCGTCACCGTCACCTACTACCCCGGCAACACCCGCCGCCCACCCGTCGCCGAATGCGGACACTGCGCCGCCCGCTGGACCGGCGTCGACGAACTCGCCGCGCTCGCCGCAGCCGTCGACAGCATCCTCGCCGACGACGCGCACGCCCTCGACGAGCCCATCATCGCCCCCATCCCTGACGACCCTGCCTCCACCGACGAGCCCGACACCGAAGGGCGGCCCACCCCGTGACCGCACCCGCCGCGCGCCTGCTCCGCGACCACATCCTCGCTCAGCGCCTCACCTACAGCACCGAAGCCGACCTCCAGCTCGCGCTCAACGACGTCCTCACCCGCGAACAGACCCTCGGCAACCCCGTCATCATGTTCGACCGCGAACACCGCCTCGACCCCGAGAACCGCATCGACTTCCTCGTCACCCTCCGCCTCGGCCCCCGCGTCCACCGGCCCGAGACCCACATCGGCGTCGAGGTCAAGATCAACGGCGCGCTCGCCGCGGTGACCCGTCAGCTCGAGCGGTATGCGCAGTTCCCGTCGATCGACGAGCTGCTCCTGGTCACGAACCGCGCCCGCCACCACGGGATCCCGTACGAGATCTACGGCAAGCCGGTCGTGCTGTGCAGCCTGGTGGAGGCGGGCCTGTGAGGACGCACGGCACCTACCAGTACATCGCCGCGGCGTTCGCGCCGCAGGACGCCCCGCGCGGGATGTGGAAGCTCACCCTGGAGCCTGCGGCCGCGATGCGCGCGAAGCGGATCCTCGGCCGGGTGAAGCAGTCCCGTTCGGACTTCATCACCGTCGCGCACACGATCGAGGTGGCCCGCGACCTGGTCTGGTTCATGGACCGTTTCCCCCTCGAGCCCGTCGACGAGCGCTCGGCGAAGATCCTCACGAGGGCGTGCCAGGACCACGTCGACCGGGAGAACGCGATCGCGCGGATCATGACAGGCGACGTCGCCCGCCTCGACATACCCATCGACGTCGCGAAGACGCCGCGCGAGTACCAGCTGCAGGCGCTCCAGCTGATCCGCACCCGCGGCCGCATCATCCTCGGCGACGACGTCGGCCTCGGCAAGACGTTCACCTCGCTCCTGACCACCACCCTCCCCGGCGCGCTGCCCGTCGTCGTCGTCCCACCTACGCACCTCCCGCGCCGGTGGGTGACCGAGCTGCAGGAGGCGTTCCCGTCGCTCAGCTACGACGTCGCCAGGGGCACCGTGCCGAGCAAGGAAGCGTTCACCGGCAACCTCGCCGATGTCACGATCGTCACCTACAGCAAGCTGTTCGGCTGGGCCGACGTGCTCTCCCGGTACGCCCGCACCGTCATCTTCGACGAGGCGCAGGAGCTTCGCCACGGCGCCAGCACCGACAAGGGCGCCGCGGCCGCGCAGCTTGCCGAACGCGCCTCCTACGTGATCGCCGCGACCGCCACCCCGGTCTACAACTACGGCTCCGAGATCCACAACCTCGCCGACATCATCGCGCCCGGCGAACTCGGCACGCGCGAGGAGTTCCTTCGCGAGTGGGGCGGCGCGACCATGTCGAACGGCCGCGCCATGGTGAAGAACCCCGCCGCCCTCGGCTCGTACATGCGAGAGTCCGGTTTCCTCCTCGCCCGCACCCGCGCTGAGGTCGGCCGGGAGCTGCCGAAGACGGTCAAGCACACCATGACCGTCGAGACCGATCAGGCTGTCATCGACGAGTGCAAGGCCGACCTCCGCCGCCTAGCGCAGCAGATCCTCTCCGCCGACACCGACCGGCAGGACCGGTTCCAAGCCGGCGGTGAGATCGACTGGAAGCTGCGCCACGCCACCGGTGTCGCCAAGGCCCCCTACGTCGCCGAGTTCTGCAAGCTCCTCCTCGAGTCCGAACGCAAGATCGTCATCTGGGCGTGGCACCGCGACGTGCACGACATCCTCATGCGCGAGCTCGCGCCCTACAACCCGCTGCTCTACACAGGCACCGAGTCGCCGAAGCAGAAGGCCGAAGCCGAAGAGGCCTTCATGGTCCCGCCGCTCGACCCGAACGACCCCGACGTCACACAGGCCCAGCTCGACGCCGAGAACCGCGTGCTCATCATGTCGCTGCGCTCCGGCGCCGGCGTCGACGGGCTGCAGAAGGTCGCCGGCGTCGGCGTGTTCGCCGAACTCGACTGGTCCCCCGCCACCCACGAGCAGGCCATCGGCCGCATCCGCCGCGACGGCATGGACGTCGACACCCCGCCCGTCGCGTACTTCCTCGTCACCGACGACGGATCCGACCCCGCCCTCATGAGCGTCCTCGGCATCAAGCGCAACCAGGCCGAGCCGCTGATCTCGAAAGACGGGCAGCTGTTCAACAACTCCACCGTCGACCCCGGCCGTGCGAAAGCCCTCGCCCGCGCCGTCCTCGGCATCCCCGACGAACAAGCCGAAGGAGACACGGCATGACCCAGCCGTACCTCATGTCGGATGCCGACCTGCGCCGCGAGGCCAACGACACCCGGCTCACCTCCAAGTCCACAGCCGCCGAACGCGAACGCGCGGTCGCCCTTCTCGACGAACTGGCGGTGCGCCTCGGCCGACGCATCCAGACACAGACGATCGGCTGCTCACCCGACCGCTGCAACTACCCCATCGCCGTCGGCCTCGCCCCCGGCGCCGACGTGAGCATCGACGGCGACGTGTGGCCCGGATCCCGCTTCGACCGCCACCTCGACACGTGCCCCAGCATCCGCCCCCGCACACCCAGCATCACCGACTGAAGAGAGCACACCGTGAACACCACCACACCCGACACCTGGCACCGCGGCGACTGGATGCAGACGTACACCGGCCGCCAGTTCTTCCCCCTCGAACCCCGCCCCGAAGACGTCGACATCCGCGACATCGCACACGCCCTGTCGCTCCTCTGCCGCTACAACGGCCACGTCACGCGCTTCTACTCCGTCGCCGAGCACTGCATTCACCTCAGCCACGCCGTCGCCCCCGAACACGCGCTCTGGGCGCTGCTGCACGACGCCACCGAGGCCTACGTCGGCGACATGATCCGCCCCCTGAAACGCTCGATGCCGGACTACGTCCTCGCCGAAGACCAGGTGATGGTCGCGATCGCCCAGAAGTTCGGGCTCGAGGTCTACGACGCCAGCACCTTCGGCACCGCCGACGTCGCCCTCACCGCCCCCATGCCGGTCGAAGTCAAGGCCGCCGACACCGCCATCCTCCTCGACGAACGCCTCGCCCTCCTTGCCGAACCCCCACGCCCCTGGTCCACCGACGGCGGCCGCCTCGGCGTCACCATCCACGGCTGGGCACCCGACGAAGCCGAACGCCGCTACCTCGTCCGCTTCCACGAACTCCTCGTCCTCCACGGCCTCTGAGAACGGAAACCACCATGAACCTCACCACCGCCATCGAAACCGCCCTCCACCGCCTCGCATCCCGCGTCGACCAGCTCCCCAACTACAACGACATCGCACTCGCACTCGCCGCCGCCATCCAGGAACACTTCACCCTCCGCGCTCGCCGCAGCGCCACCGATACCCGCATGATCGGTTCGCCGCTCGACCTGGTCGAAGGTGACGCCGAGCACCGCGCACTGCTCGAGGAGAGCCGCATCGTCCGCGCGGTGATCGAACCCTCCACGTACCGTGACGGGCCGCGCCACGTCATCGTCGGAGAGCGTCAGGAGGGTAAGACCTACCTCGCCGAGCAGTGGCTCCTCAACGCGCCCGGCGGCGTCGAGCGGGTCCTCGTCACGTCCAGCCTCGCGATGGCCGGCGAGATCAGGCACCGACTCGGCCTCAAGAACAGCGACTCGCGCGTCATCAGCTTCCACTCGCTCACCGGCCCCGGGCGCAGCGCCCGTGCCGACGTCGAGTACGGATTCGACGAGACCGGCCGCATCCTCGAGCAGCTGCTCCGCCTCAAGCAGCCCCCGCACCTGCTCACCATCACCACCGCCGCCGAGTGGCAGGGGCGCGACGCATGAATCGGCGATCGCGGCGCCGCGACGACATCCGGCCCGAGGACGTGCCGCCGACGTCGGCATCCCTGGGCCCCGCTGACGTCGTGCACGTGCTCGGCGGAGAGATCCACGGAGCCATGCAGTGGCGAAAGGCCGACGGCACGACCGGCCACTACGCCGGCCCCCCCGTCGAGCTCGGGTACGGCATCCCGCGCCGCATGCGCGACCACGGCATCCGCCGCGCGCTCTACGACGTCGCCTTCGGGTACGTCAGCGGCTTCCCCATCACCGACATCCTCACGTTCTCGGCTCAGGCGCTGTTCCCGCACCGCCAGATCCCCACCGTGCAGGCCGAGCGAGTCGCGTCACCCGGCATTCACGTCCCCCACCGCGTCACCGTGCCGCGCATCAGCCAGCCCGGCACCACCCGCCTCCGTCCGCGGATGTACGTCGACGGGTACGAGCTGCAGCCCGCCGCGATCGGCTGGCACATCCGCCTCCGACACGCCTGGACCGACAACACCCCCTCGCTCGTCATGCAGGGCGCCTGGTGGGCGTTCACCGCCACCGGCGCACACCGCAAAGCCCACCGCCTCATCACCCGCGACCGCCGCCACCGCGCCCGCGTCGCCGCAACCCAGGAGTACGACGCATGAACGAATACGACGACGACGCCCTCAGCACCGACACCGTGCTCCGCGCGATCGCCAACAACGCCAACCCCCGACACCGAGCCATGACCACCGACGCCCTCGCCCGCGGCGCTCGCCGCATGCAGCTGCTCGACGAGATGCCCCTCGCCGACGCCATCGACATCACCGCAGCCGTCTACGTCGGCCCCGGATCCGAATGGGAATGCCCCATCATGTTCAGCGACGTCGGCGGCCAATACCCCAGCCTCGACGACGACGCGATCGCCCGCATTCCCCAACTGGCGGCACCTCGGCGGAGAACGCGGCCCCGCCACGTTCAAGTGGAGGCTGCCGGCGGTGACGAGGGCTTTGAAGTGCTGCTGGATCATTCCCTGGGCGCATTCGGGGCATTGGTCTTCGGGGCCTGCGATGCGGAGGAAAGCACACCAACTGCACCACCATCGCCCTCACCCCCGAAGACCACTGGACCACCTGCACCTGCCACAGCCTCAAAGACCACAGCATCCCCACCGCCACCGCGCTCGCCGCAGCCCGCCGAGACCTCGCCGAACTCACCTGACCCCGACCGCCCCGCCACCGACCAGAACGGCCCCCACGCCCCATGCCGAGCTACATCCTCAAGCCCAAGCCTGACGAGGACTATTACGTCCGCTACTCCACCATCGTCGACAGCCCCACAGGCGGCGGCACCCGCGCCGAAATGCTCACCCTCGACGACGTCACCCCCGAGCGCCTCGACCGCGCCGACGACCGCGGCACCTCCGTCCACTACGGCCTCCCACCCTTCTACGGCTGGCACGAGGACCGCATCCAAGTCCGGGAAGGCGTCACCGACCCCACCCGCCCGAGCCCGTGGCACTACGGCTCCATCGCCCGAGCGGACCTCCGCACCTTCTGCGAGAGCCTCCAGGACGACGGCAACTTCCATCCCTCACCCGGACTCATCACCTGGACCACCGACGACACCGACATCCCCGCCGCAACCCCCATCGCGCTCGCTGCGGCTCAGCCGGAACCGGAGCACCGTTCGTAAGCCGCCTCGAACCCGCCGACATCATCGACCGATCACTCCACGACGTCTTGGGCCGCCACGCGACTTGCGAGCAGGCCGCCGGGCAGCACCCGAACGGATGCACGCGCCAAAGATCGGCCTACCAGTCCTTGATCTGCCTCTCGACAATTCCGTGAAGTCTGGCGGCAGTGCGTGTGAATTTGCGAGCGGTCGTGTGGCTCACATAGTCCGCCGTGCTGACCTCGTGGAGCACACCACCGAGCGCATCCACGGCATCGACGAACTCGCGGTCGAGGAGGCCAGCCTTGCTCAAGATCAGCGCCGCGCGCGGGAGAGAGCCAAATCTGTAAGGTTCGCCGACCGCTCGGTGGTACAGCCTCCGTATCGAAGAGTCGAGACGGTTCCAGACGAAGTACATCTGGTCGAGGGCGTTCGGAATGTGGCCCACGGCTGACAGATCGTTGGCTGCCACCGCGTCCGCCAGGTCGGGCGACTCCACCTCTGCTTGCTCGCTGTCCGCCGCGCTGTCGTCAGGACGGTCGGATGGATCAGACGTGTCCGGCACAGGGAGTGAATGTTTCTCCGCATTCCGGGCGGCGGTCTCGGCCTCTCGGAGTTCTTCGCGGATCTCGAATTCGACGCCTGCGACTTTGCCGCTCCTGACGCGGCCGATCAGTGCTTTCAACGGCCGGTAGAAGACGATCGCGATAACAACGACCGCGACCGGCCACGACAGAGTCGTTGCGTAGACCGAAGCCGCGAACTCTTTCCAGTCCATCCCCGAAGCATGACAGACAGCTCGCTCCGCCACTGACTCGACAAAACACCTCCCGGCTAGCCACCAGCGACACGCTAAGCGCTCGCCGCGTGCGCGGACCGGTTTTCGCGTGGTACATTTTCGGCGCGCGGTAGAAGTGTTTCTACCGACAGAAGCCCCGATGGCCGTTCTCGGCCTCGGGGCTTCTGTCATTCGCACGCGGGTCCTCTCGTCGATTTCGGGTGTCGGCGAGAGGACCCTGCCCCCGTTCCCCTGATCGCCTCGGCCGGGAGTCGAGCCGGCGAGCACAGCGCCCACACCCTGGCGTGTGCCGCTCCTCCCGGCCGAGTGCGCCTCCGCCCGAGAGGACCGGCATGGCTGGCAAGCGGACGTCGACGCGCAACTTCCACGAGCTGCGCGATCAATTCTTTGAAGAGGGCAAGCTCCAGGACGCTGACCCAGAGACCCGACACCTGTCGCTCTGCTGGCTCTGCCGCGGCCGCATCGACTACAACGTCGAGCCCAGCTCCACACCCGACTCCCACAACCTCGACCACTTCCACACCGTCGAGGACCGCCCGGACCTGCAGGAGGACTGGGACAACTTCCGCCACTCCCACGCCCTGTGCAACGGCAACCGCGGTGCAGGTAACCCCGTCGTCGAGCTCGGCGAGGCCGTAGAGGACTGGTGGTGACCCGATGAGCTGTCGCTGTGGCGATCCCGGCTGCGCCCTTCCAACGTCACCGGCCGGTCATCAAGCGCGTGCTGAGGTCGTCGGCCTGAACGGCGACCACCTACGGTGCGAGCGTCGGTGAGGCCCCCCTCGAAAAATCCAGCATCCCGAGTGGGGGGCTGAACACCCCCGAGCTGCTCGACATCCTGCCGAAGGACGACCGGCAGGCGCTGACCGACGGGTTTCCCTCGGTCGGCAGACTGACCTGGATCTCCGACGACGGCGACGACCTGCCCGACCCGCTGTTCCTCGACCGGCGCCGTTTCGGCGGCATCGCTCGCGAGCAGATCCCCACGCCCGAGATGCGGCCCATCGGCGGCGACACGGGCGTCGAGATCGCCAGCATCCGAGAGGCCAAGTCGGAGAAGACCCGACTGCAGGCCCGCAACGTGCACGTGCCGATCGTCACCGATCCGCTCGCCGCGTTCTACCTCACGGGAACGGAGTGACGATGACGCAGCACATCGTGACCGCCGCCGTGGTCAAGGTCTCGATCGGCTCGCCGTCGGGGAACAGCGTGGCGCAGTTCGTGCGCCGCGATGACCTCGTCCCGGCGGGAGTCGACGAGGAGCAGCTCGAGCGACTCGTGCGCCAGGGCTTCATCGCCGAGTACGAAGGACCCGAGCCCGACCCCGAGCCGACCGCCTTCTCGAAGGACGACGTCGACGCCGCGGTGAAGGCCGCGACCGAGGCGCAGTCGAGCGAGCTCGCGCAGGCGAAGGCCGACGCCGAGGCAGCGAAGGCGGACGCCGAGAAGGCGCGCGCGGAGCTGGCCAAGGCACAGCAGGCGGCGAAGGCCCCAGCGAAGCAGTCCTAACCCACGGGTCGGGACCACCGATCGGAACGGCCCCCCGCGCGGATACGCACGACGGGGGCCGTTCCGGTTTCCTGCCGTCCCGAGTGTCACGCGCCCGCGTCGCACGAACGGATGGCGAACCCGGGCGACCGGGCGTCCGGTGACGCCGCTCGCCTAGATGGGCGCACACCACGCCGTGAAAGGGATGCCCGATGACACTCACAGCAGCCGGCGTCAGGCCGGAAGATCTCGGCAGCGACACGAACCTCGCGCGCCGCGTCCTCATCGAGGCGCTCCGAGTTGCTTCGTGGCTCCGCACGGCCGAAGCCGACGAGGAGTTGAGCGCGAACGTGCTCGCGATCCTCGACGGCGTATACAAGCGCGCCGTCGTCATTGGCACCGGCGCGCTCGCCTCGCAAGGCCGGAACGGCACGAGCCGCTCCTACCGTGACATCCGCTCCGCATTCTTCGCGGACGACATCCGGAATCTGCGATCGCTCGATCCTGCTGCCGGCGCCGAGCCCGAGCACGGCGCTCTGCCGATGGGCAGCTTCCCCACGGATCGCCCGCTCTCGCGCCTGTTCCCGGAGGGACCGTACTCATGAGCGACGACGCATTCTGGTGGCCGCACCTGGTGCGGATTCGACCGCTCCTGCGCGGCGCCGGAATGGGGCCGCGTCTCGGAGATCCCGCGACCGAACCCACAGCGGCCGAAGTCGACGACGAGCAGCGGCTCGTTCGACGCCCCGACGGCGTCCAGGTCCCGTCGTCCGCTCGCGTCACCGTCCCGATCGACACGATCGCGCCGCTCGGCTCCGAGGTCACCATCTGGCCCGGGCGAGCGCACGAGCGCACGGCAGCCGTCATCGCTGTGTCCCGGGAGGACAACGGCGTCGACCTCCCATCGCAGCTCGTCCTGACTCTCGAGTGAGGAGGCCCCGATGCCATCCAGCATCAACAGCGCCCGACTGACCGAGATCGAACAGGCCGCACAGAACGGCCTCACCGAAGCCGCTCGAGTCGCCCTCGCCGACGCGCGATCCCGCGCACCGAAGGACACGGGCAAGCTCCGACGTTCCGGCCGCGTGATCGTCGACGACGTCGGCGCGACCGTGCGCTTCACCGCGCCGCACGCTTACCTGCAGCACGAAAACCTCGACTACCAGCACCCCGACGGCGGCGAACCGAAGTACCTCGAGAACGCCGTGCTCGACGTCGACCTCGGCCAGATCCTCGCCGACGCCATCGAGCGGGGCGTGACCGATGGATGACGCCTCGCTGACGCGCCTCGTCTGCTCCATCCTCGGCATGGTCCCCACGTGGGAGTGGCGACCCGACGGCGACGCCTACGCCGACAACGAGACAGCCATCTTCTACGGCGCCCTCGACCCGACCCCCGACTCCGCGATCGGTGTCCGTGTGTACGGCCCGCTCGACGACCCGCTCCGGCACGTCTATGGCCGGCGGGTGCAGCTCCGGTTTCGGGGCCGCAAGAACCAGCGCGACGCCGCGGACCGGATGGCCGGGACCGCGTTCGCCGTGCTCGACGGACTCTCCCGGGTGGGAGGGATCAGCGGCATCCGCCGCTTCTCATTCGGTCCGTCCGTGACCGACGACAACGGCCGCGAGGAGCGGACCGACAACTACAGCATCACCCTCGACAACCCGGAGGCATCCACATCATGAACCAGCGCGTTCCCCTTCCCGTCGGCACGGCGCTCGGCAAGAGCTACGAGCACGGCCTCGACATCAACCTCGGCACGTACGACAACCCCGTGTGGCAGCCGTTCCGCCGGATCTCCGGCTGGGCGCCCGTTTTCGCGCGAGTCACCACGGACGTGACCACGTACGACGACATGGGCGACACGAACGAAGCGGTGTCCGGGCGGACGTTCTCCGCCGCGTTCACCGCGCAGGGCAACCGCTCGACGGTCACCGGCAAGCTGCTGCCCGAGCTCGATCGTGTCATCCAGGCATCTCGCGCCAAGGGTGAGGCCGCGATCCTCGACGTGCGGTTCTACCACAAGCCCGAGACCGGCACCCCCGACCCCGACGACGCCGGTCGCGCGTTCGTCACCGTCGAAGCGACCCGGCAGAACACCGGCAACAGCGAGTCGGAGGTGTACTCGATCTCGCTGTCCGGCAAGGGGGCGTACGAGCCGATCACGAACCCGTTCGGCGGGTGGGGAGCGACGGCTCCGGTGATCGCCACCGTGACCCCGGAGGACGCCGGTGACGGCGAGCTCGTCACCATCAACGGCACCGGGTTCTCCGGCGCGACCGCGGTCAGTATCGGCGGCACGGCTGCGCCGGAGTTCGAGGTGATGAGCCCGAGCACGATCGTCGCGGTCATGCCGGTCGGCGACGCCGGCGACGTGCCCGTCATCGTCACCACGCCCGGCGGCGCGTCGACCGCGTTCACCTTCACCCGCGGCGCGTGAGCGGCGTCGACTTCGCCGCCTGGGCCGAGCCGAACCTCGTGCTCACGCTGGGCGGACGTACCTACACGGTGCGCCCGCCCAGCGTCGCCGACGCCGGGAAGCTCCTGGCGCTGGCTGTGCGCGGCGAGGTCGAGCTCGGCCTGGCGAAGAGACCGATCCCGGCCGGCGTGCAGGACGTGCTCGACAGCATCAAGCCGGACGAGCACCCTGCCCTCGGGAAGGTCTACGCACAGTTGGTCGATGACGGGGTGTCCCCGACGACGATCAACCGGATGGCGTACTACGCGATCTTCTACTGGGCGCGCGGCAAGGAGTACGCCGACTGGCTGGCCGTGACCCTGTTCACCCCGCGGGACGTGTCCGCCGACGTCGAGGGTGAGGGTGACGCCGACCCAAAAGGGTGATCACGGCCGCCGACATGGCCCCCTGGGGCTTCGGCGAGCCGGATGAGGAGGGCTGGTATCCGGACTACCGTCCGGGCCACCCTCGCCCCGAGGCGGCCCCCGCGCCATCCAAGGCGACAGCGGAAGCCGGGGTGGACGTGACGCTGCTGTGGCTGGTCGAGCACTGGCGTCTCGTGCTGGCAGACCTGTCCCTGCATCACGGCATCGACCTGTACGCGCACCGCTCCCGGCCCTGGCCGGGCGTGCGGACGGCGATCTTCTCTCTCCTGGACTGGGACACCCGGCTCAGGAGCGCGCTCACCACCCGGAGGTGATCTGCTCGTGAACAAGGTCACCGTCGCAGTCCTCGAGGCCCTGTTCACCGCGAACACCGACGACCTCGCCCGCGGCGAGAAGGTGGTCAAGGCCACCGGTGACCGCATCGAGAAGAAGCCCATCAAGGCCAAGGTCGACGCTGACACCAGGGGCGCCGTCGAGGGCATGAAGCAGGTCGAGGACGCCGCCCGCCGCGTCGTGACCGCGAAGACCATCGCCACGGTCGATGCGAACATCGAGCGCGCCGAGAAGCAGTTCATGCGCCTGTATGAGCGGGTCGACTACCTCCGGTCCGTGTCGCCCGAGCTGGACGTGGACGCGGATGTCGCCCGCGCGGTCAAGCAGATGGAGCGGGCGCAGAAGCAGCTCGAGGGTCTGCGTGGTGCCCGCGCGGTCATGGAGGTCGACGCCAACACGCAGCCCCTGCAGGACGCCACCGACGGGGTCGGTAAGGCCGCCGGCGCGAAGGTCGGCGCCGACGTTGAGCAGTCGCTGACCGCCGCGCTCACCGCGATCCCGATCGCGGGCGGCATCCTCCTCGCGGGCACCGCGATCGGGAAGGCGCTCGTCGGCGGGATCCAGGCCGGCATGCAGGTCGAGGTGCGGCAGGACCGGCTCGAGGCGCTGACCGGTGTCAGCGAGGCCGACGCACGCCGTCTGGCCCTCGCGGCGGGGGAGGCGTACGCGTCGAACTTCGGCGAGTCGATCGAGTCGAACATGACCACCGCTCGGCTCGGGCTGCAGTTCGGGATCCTCGACCCGGCCGCCACGACCCGTGACGCGCAGAAGACGATCGAGGGTCTCGCCGGGATCGCTGACGTTCTCGAGGAGGACGTCAAGCCCACAGCCACCGCCGTGGCGACGCTGCTGCGCACCGGGCTGGCGAAGAACGCCGACGAGGCGTACGACATCATCGCCGCCGGCGCCCGCAACGGGCTCAACCGCAACGAGGATCTTCTCGACACGCTCACCGAATACCCGGTGGTGCTTCGCAAGCTCGGCCTCTCCGGAGCGGAGTCCCTGGGCCTGATCAACCAGGGACTCAGGGCCGGTGCCCGCAACACCGACGTCCTCGCGGACGCGCTCAAGGAGTTCCAGATCCGCGCGACGGACGGGTCCGACTCTTCTAGTTCGGGCTTCGAGCGTCTGGGGCTGGACGCCGAGGAGATGACGGCGAAGATCGCGCGGGGCGGCGCGGACGCCCGCGACGGACTCGATCAGGTGCTCCGCAAGCTCCGCGAGACCGAAGACCCCGTGCAGCGCAACGCCGCCGCCGTCGAGCTGTTCGGCACTAAGGCCGAGGATCTCGGGGACGCGCTGTTCGCTCTCGACCTGTCCACCGCTGTCGACCAGCTCGGGCAGGTCAACGGCGCCGCGCAGAAGATGTTCGACACCCTCGCGAACAACGACGCATCGAAGCTTGAGCAGGCGAAGCGCAACGTCGAGACCGCGGTCGAAGGCATCCAGGGTGCCCTCGCGGCCGGATTCTCCGAGCCGCTCTCAGACGCCGCCCTCTGGGTCTCGCAGAACCGCGGACCGGTGCTGCAGTTCTTCAAGGACATGGCGCTCGGCGCGATCGGCTTTGCCGAGACCGCGACGGAAGGTGTCGTGGAGTTCGTCGCGGGTCCGCTCGCGTCGATGGTCGACGGCCTTGCAACCGTGATCGACACCCTGAACGGCTTCGACGGGCGACCGAAGGAACTCGACGACCTCATCACGCAGATGCGCGATATGAAGTCGTACACGGAGGACAGCAGCGCTGCCTTCCAGGAGATGCGGGACCGCGTCTCGGAGTTCATCGACCCCGCGATCCAGGTCGGGCACGTCGCGGATGCCGCGCAGCGTACCGCGTCCGCTGTCGCGGATCTCGGGTCGGAGCACTCGACTCTGCATGAGCAGATCACGAACGTGGTCGGCGCGATGCAGGCGGAGCTCGATGCCGCGGCCGCGGCTGGCGAGTCGCAGGATCAGCTCACGCAGCGGTACAACACCACGACCCAGGCGCTCGTCGACCAGATGGTGCAGATGGGGTACACAGAGGAGGACGCGCGGCGTCTGATCGGCACGTACGGTGCTGTCCCGGAGTTGGTGCAGACCACGTTCCAGGCGAACACCTCGCCGGCCGAGCAGGCGGCGCAGTCGTTCCTCGACCGGTGGAACGGACGCAGCATCACCGTCGGCATGTTCCTCGACTCGTCGGGTGGCAATGTGGCGGCCGCGGCGTCCGCCGCCCGATACACGGCGCAGGCGCGGGCGTACCTGTCGCAGCAGGCGTCCGGTTCGGTCGTGCAGATGATGGCTCAGGGCGGGCTCACGCCGATGCAGCCGCTCGCGCAGATGGTGCCGCCGAACACGTGGCGTGTCGTCGGCGACCGGACTGACGTGCCGGAGCTGTTCGCCCCGCTGGATGGTTCGGCCCGGTCGTGGGCGCTGCTGATGGAGGGCGTGCGCCGGATGCCCGGTGTCATGCCGATGGCGGACGGGGGCGTCACGGGGTCGGGTGCTCAGGCTGTCCCGGGTATCTCCGTCGGCGATGTGTCTGCGCTTGTGAATCTCGGGCCGACGGAGTCGGAGTTGCGGGCATTCGTGATGGCCGCGATTCGGGACTGGGCGGAGCAGAAATTCGGGAGGGGTGGTCTGCGATGATGGACGACTCCACGACCACGGAGCTGGACGGGGTGACGTTCAGTGGAGCCCGGTTCCGGTGGGAGCCTGGACTGTACATCGTCACTCTGGACGGGATCGATGGTGGCGCTCGGGTGACGAACACCGCCGTCCCCCGTGGGCGGGGCCCGGGAACGATCCGCGCGGACAACGTGCGTGAGGATCCTCGCACGATCACTCAGACCGGCTTCGCTTACGCCCGGTCCGAGCGAGAGTTGCAAGAACGCATCGACCAGCTCGGTCGCATCCTCGCGGAGGACGACGAGACGGGCATGTTCGTGTGGCGTCGTCAGGGCGTGATGCGGCGGGCACTCGTGCAGAGGTCCACGTTCGCCCCGCCCCGCCGTCGAGCGGGGGAGGATGCGATCGCGGACTACACGCTTGTGCTGAACGCACCCGACCAGCGCATCTACGGCGTCTCGCAGACGACTCCGTGGGGTGCGAGTGTGCCGGTCAAGCACCTCGGCGGCTACCCGGCCCCCGTGACTGTTGAGGTTCGCGGCAACAGTCCGGACGGGTACACGATCATCGGCCCTCGGGGCATGACCGTCGTCGTTCAGCGACCGATCGTCACCGGCTCGGTTCACCGATATCTCGGCGATGAGGGTGTCCTCTTCGTCGATGGTGCCGCGCAGACCATGGGGGTGACTCGGTCCGATCCGATCGAGGTTCCCTATGGCCGGTGGGATTTCACCGTTGATCACGGATGCGAGTTGAGGGTGACGTTCAGCGAGACCTGGGCGCCATAGGCCAAGGAGAGAAAGAGGGGGCTTGGGGTGAGGATTACGCACAAGCTCCACGAGATCATCTCGGGCGCCCCGCTCAGTATCCCAATCACCGCGACCGGCTCCTGGTCGGATTCGATGACGTCTGTCGGGAGCGGTCGGTTCCGGATTCCGCTCGCTCTGTCGCGATTCACGCCGGCCGAGTGGGAGGGGTCTACCGTCCACTGGTGGCACATGATCGCGGAGTATTGGGACGGGCACCCGATGTACTTCGGGCTGATCAAAGACAAGGTGTTCGACTTCGACACGAACATGCTCGAGCTGAGCACGGTGACCGTCGATGACCTGTTCAGCAACCGGTACACGTTCGGTGTCGCGAACTACGACGACGGCGACCTGTCGATCGAGTCGCAGACGTTGCGCGCCGCGCTCGTGCAGGTCCTTCAGCGCGGAATGGCGTGGGGCGGGACGTGGCCGCTCCCGTTTGACTTTGTGTCCCCGACGGTCGAGGGGGGCGCGTTCTCCCAGGACTGGAAGCGGCACGACTGGAAGCGGATCAGCGACCTTGTGAAGATCATCCAGAGCCAGGACGGCGGACCGGATCTCGCGTTCGTGCCGAAGGTCACCGCGCAGAGTTACGCCCGCTGGGACGTCCACACCGGTTCCCCCAGGATCGACGGTCCCACGATCGACCTTCCGGTGTCCGTGCGGAGGTCGCTCGCGAAGGGCGTGCGTCTCAAGCAGGCCGGCGGCGACATGGCTTCCGGCACGATGGTGCGCGGCGAGGGGCTCGGCAAGGGCCGCCCGTACGGGTGGGCCGGGTTCATGGATGGCCCGGCGATGGTGGTGCGGGACACCGCCCGCGACATGGTCGCCAACGACGCCAACCTCATGAGCATCGCCCAAGGTGACCTCAAGCGCCTACGCAGTCCGACGGAGCAGTACGAGTACGACCTCGTGGTCGGAGACGCGTCCAATCCGTTCCCGATCCGGGATCTCCGGCTGGGCACACGGTTCAACTTCCGTCATTCCGGGAACGCGTATCGGGCTGCTGAGTCGCAGACGCATTACCTCGTCGCGATGGCTCACGACACGAGCAACCCGCACATCGTCAATCCGGAGGTGCAGCCGCTGTGAGCGTATCCAACCCGAACGACAGCCCGCTCCTCGCCCGCGTCGAGCGTCTTGAGGAGCTGCTGCAGGCGAATCCGTTGCGGAATGCTGCGGTTGAACGTGGCATGACGGAGTACTACGACCAGAGCATACTCCGGATCACGGACTCGAACCTTGAGGTGACCGGCACCGCCGAGGTGTTCGGCATCCTCCGCGTCGTGGGGACCGCGATCGTCGAGGGCCTCGGCCGGCTGGTCGTGAACAGTCTGATCGACCTTCTCGGTTCGATGCGGGTCCGCGGCGGCGGCAGCATCACGGTCGAGGACGGGGGGAATGTCGTCGTTGATGGCGGGATGATCAAGGCCGGGAACGTCGAGACACGGGACGGGAAGATCTACGTCGGCACGGGCGCGAGCCAGATCGTCATCGACGGAGCCACCGGGAAGATTCTCGCCGGCGACGTCGAGATCGAGCTGGATCAGATCACCGTGGGCGGCGGTGACTCGCCGGCCACACTCAAGGACGGCGCGCTCGGTTTCGAGACGGGCGGCAAGGTCGAGGCGGACACGACGAACAACGGCATCCGAATGACGGTCGGAGGCGCCCAGGTTTACGTTGGCACGGGCGGAGCGGCCCTTCAGTTCGGAACGCGAACGCTCATCATCACCGCAGGTGGGTTCAATTTTCTGAACCTGGATACCATCCCTCAAAGCCTCACGGTTGACGAGAACCCGATTAACAGCATGTACGTCGACGCCACGACGGGCCGCCCATATCGCGTGGTGGCTGGCTAGCAGAGGTCCTTCGCTGCAGCTTCGTAGATCTTGAAGCTGTCGAGGTAGGCGCCGTAGGTGCGCTCTTCACCGTCGATCACCGTGATGTCTTCCGGTGCGGTGCCAGACGCGAGGAGCTCACAGGCCTTGATGCCGGCCTCGATGAGTTGGTCATTGGTCGCGTTGGGGATCACGTTTGCTGGCCGGAGGGTATCGCGCACGCTGGCGACGTAGGCAGCTTCGTCCCGGGTGGAAGTTTCGGTGGACGCTGCGGCCGGCGTTTCTGCTGTGAGCGGTTCGACTTCGACGGTGGTGTCTCCGTCGCTGTAAGCCCCTGACGCGCCGGGGGTGACGTCGACTCGTTCCTTGCTGGTTTCGACGCTGACGCAGCCGGACAGCGCCAGCAGCACCACGGCAACACCGGTCAGGACGAGTCCACGTTTCATGCCGCTCACCATACCCACCCGAGCCCGTCACTGGTAACAGCCGGCGACGACGAAAGGACGATCCGCAATGGCAGATATCACCACGCGCGACGAGTCGCGGGAGGCGATCCGAACGGCGCTGGTCGGCTGGAAAGCCGATGGTGTCGCGAACCCGATCATCCCCGTCTACTCGGACCTCGACGGCGATGGCGTCCCCGACTTCTACGGCCTCGACGACAACGACCAGCTCGTCCAGGTCTCCGGTGTCACCGTGGTCGACTCGGTGGCCGTCTCGGATGGTTGCGGGATCGAGCAGGCGGGCGGGGCTGACTGATGCTGCGGTACACCTCTGGGGCGGTGCTGCACGGGTCGAACATCCGTGAAGCGCTCATGGCGGCCAATGCGATTCTCGTCGCCGAAGGCTACCCGCCGATCACCGTGGTCGACGGGGACCGGGAGTACGAGAAGCAGGTCGCAATCTTCCTCGCCCGGTACGTGCTCGTCGGGCAGGTCAACGGCCGCCGGGTCTACGACTTCCGCTGGTGGGAGGGTCGCCAGTACGCGCGCATCTCGCCCGCCGGAACGGTCGCGGCACCGTCGCGAACGGCCCCGCACGTGGCGAAGATCGCCGCGGACCTGGGCTACCCGTACAACGACCGGAACACCGCCGCGCACCGGCGACTGCAGCAGATCGCTCCGGGCCTCGGTCTGGACTGGACAGGCCGGTTCTTCGGTGAGGACTGGCACTGGGAAACCACCCGCGGCGTCGGCCGCATCGACGGAGGCGGCACGACCGCCTCCACAAGCGAGGAGGAAGACATGGGACTCACCCCGGAGCAGGACGCCCGCCTGAAGGACATCGAGAACTTCATCATCGGCAACATGCGGAACACGTCCCCGCAGGAGGGAGGCATTGCGCAGAAGATCAACGTGATCCACGATCGCGTCCTCGGCGCTCTCCCGGGAGCGCAGAATGGCCGCGATCAGTTTCCCCGCGTGCTCGACACGGGAGACGGCAACTACCTCGTCGAGCTCATCCGGGCGGCGACTCTCTCGCCCGAAACGGTGAAGACGATCGTCGAGGCTGCGTTCAAGCAGGTCTCGATCCCGGCGCCCACGATCGACTACGCAGCGATCGCGAAGCGCGTGAACGACGAGGCCGACAAGCGCGCGCGTCAGCGACTCGCGAGCTGACCGTGCAGGCCATGCAGCGCGCCCGCGCGGTGTGGCGGCGTCTGAACGGTGTGGACATCGCGCAGCTTCACGCGAAAGCGTGGGGCACGGCGTGGTCGATCGCGCTGTTCCTCGTCACCCCGCGGGTGCTCGGCGACGCTCTCGGCCCGATCCTCGTCGGGTCGCTGTGCGGGCTGATGTTCGTCGGGTCGATCGTGTCCGCCGTCGGCCTGGTGACCGCGGCACGCAACCGGGACGAGTCGCTCCGCACCGCGCTCCCACGCACCGTGCAGGGTCTCCTCGTCGAGCTCTTCGGGGTGATGCTCATGATGATCGCGCTCGTGCTGTACGCGCTCACGCAAGCGGCGCTCAGCTTCGGCCCTGAGGGGGCGCAGCGGTTGGCGCTGTGCTTCCTCGCCTCGTTCACGGCCGCGATGGTTCTCGGCCGCGCAGTGTCGGTGCTTCACCGCCGCCGGAAGGAGATCGCTTCCGCTCGAGCCGCTGGGATCGTCCTGTGACCCCGGCGGAGATCGGCGCGATCATCCAGACGTTTGGGCCGATCTTCACGCTCATCGGCCTCGCTGTCACCGGGGCGTACATGGTGCGCGCGGAGCGGGAACGGCGACGCGCCCGCCAGGACGTCACCCCCGAGTCGGTGAACGAGACCACCCGCATCGGGAACGAGTTCCTCACCGGCCTGCTGAAGGACGCCCGCGAGGAGCGGAAGGAGCTGCGGGACACGATCCGTCAGCTCACGGAGGACGGCACCACGAAGGACTCCGTCATCCAGACCCTTCGGGCGCTGGATCAGCGGAAGACCGACCAGATCGCTGTGCTCGAGCGTCGTGCCGAGATGGCCGCGGCGAAGCTCCGCGCCGGCATCCCGCTGACGTTGGCGGACATCCTCGGCCCGGGTGCCGAGCTCGAGCAGGAGTTGGGCCTCGGCGACGTCGAGGACACCGTCACTACCCACTGAAAGGACACCCCCCTCATGAGCACGACCGCTGCTCCCACCAGCACCCTCGCGACCTACGCGAAGTCCCTCGTCTACGTCGCGCTCGCGCTGATCGGCTTCGCCGTCACCGCGCTCGCGGACAACGTCATCACCGGTGAGGAGGCGCTGAACTTCGTCATCATCGGTCTCGGCGCGCTCGTCGTGTACGTCGTGCCGAACATGCCGACCGGCGTCGCCGCCTACTCGAAGACCATCGCCGCGTTCATCATCGCCGGCGTCGTCATGCTGATCTCGCTCCTGTCCGGCGGCGTGACGCTTTCCGAGTGGCTGCAGGTCATCATCGCCGCGTTCGCCGGCATCGGCACCCTCGTCCCGAACCGCACACCGGCCGAGTACGCCTCCGCCGACCCGCACAACCCGGCGCTGTTCCGCGGCGCCGGCGGACACAAAGAGCCGTGATTCTCCGGCTGGCGGCGGCGGTCTTCCTGGTGTGGGCCGTCGCCGCTTTGTCGTACCCGGTTTTCACCCGCGTCACCCTGCCGTCACCTACGGCATCACCCCGTCGCCGTCACCCCGCCCGGTGAAGGCTGAAAGGAGCGTCACCCGTGGCCGTTGTCGAAGTGTCGGGGAACGTCCTCACTCACGCCGGGGTCCCGTTCCCCGCAGATCTTGGCGGCGAGCTGTGGTTCCGCCCGAGTCAGGACTCGGTGACGCCCGGCGCGCTGCTCGTCGGCGTGGAGGTGCAGGCGGACTTGAACGCCGCGACCGGCACGTTCACCGTGTCCGTCGAGGCTGCGCCGGACCTCTGGTACAAGCCGTTCTTCCGGTGGGTGATCGACAAGTCCGATCCGAAGCCGTCGAACTGGTCATTCGGATACCGCGAGTGGCCGTACAGGCTGTGGCCCGGTAATGGCGGCGCGATCGAAGACCTGCTGCAGCCGGACCTGTTCACGAATGCGTGGATCCTCTACGGCTACGGCCCGCCGTCGCCGTCAGTGGCCGCCGGAGAGCGGCCGTACATCGACCTCTCCGGACCGAAGATGGGCCTGTGGGGCCCGGGAAGCGCGGTGATCTGATGCCACTGCAGAAGCTGGGTGACTTCGAGGGCGCTCCCGACGAGCACATCGAGTTCCTCCTCAAGCTGGCGGAGTCGAAGGCTCGTCAGGCTGTGCTCGACCTCATCGCGCCGGTGGTGGCCGAGTTCCCCGATGTGGTTGCCGCCGCCGCAGCGGCCGCCGGGCCCGCTGTGGACGAGGCTGTCGCTGCCCGTGACCTGCTGGCGAGCACGGATCCCCAGGTGCCGCAGATCGTGGCGGACATGGCGTGGAAGCACGCCATCGCCGGGTCGAACAACATGGTCCCGTTCGGTGTCGACGAGCAGGACCGCACGTTCATCGCGGAGTTCCACCCGTCGATGTACATGCCCGACCGGGACAGCGCTGACGTGACCCAGTGGGCGCTCCGCAACCCCTCCACCGGGGACACCCCTCTCGCGTACGGAAACCGCGGCCTGTTCGCCGCGGACATCCACCCGAACACCCCGCTCCCGCGCCACCGCATTTACCTGCAGGAGTCGCTGCTGCCGGGTGAGCTGCTCCCTGACGACGGTCAGCGGCCGGCCGACGCGCTGTTCCAGCGTGCCGCTGCGCGCGCCGCCTCGCTGGTGCCGTTCTTCGGTCCCGTCGAGGTCGTCATCCCCGCGGGCCGGTTCCGTCTCGTGAAGGGCGTCGACGTCTACGGGATGAGTGGCGTCGGTTGGGCTGGTGCTGGCCGCAACGACACGACGCTTCTGCCGTGCCTGGGGGCGTCCGCGTTCATCGCCCGCATTCCTACCGGGTACGACGGCCCCGATCACGAGGACGTGTCGTTCCGGGACTTCACGATCGACGGCGCCGGCCAGGGCGGGTCCGGGTCGATGACGAACGTGAAGGGCATCTACATCCAGCGGATGATCCGCGCCCGGTTCGAGAACGTGACGATCAAGAACGTCGCCGCCACCGGGTTCGGCGTGGACTTCCTTCAGGACGCGTGGTTCATCAACTGCTACGCGGAGAACTGCGGTCGGCTCATCGAGGGTGACTCCTCCACCGGCGCCGGGTTCGGGTTCGCGACGGGCCTGTACCCGGTTGAGTCGATCCGGATGATCAACTGCACGTCCCGCAACAACCGCTCCCACGGGGTGTTCCTCGAGCGTGGCGCGTCGCGTCTCGCGGCCCTTCCCGGTGCCCCGGGCGGCTACCGGTCGATGGGGTTCACCATGATCGGCTGCTGGATGGAGGGGAACTACGACGGCTACTTCGGCTCCGGCGGGACGATGGCCGTGTTGCAGGGCAACACGTTCTACAAAAACCGGTTCGCGGGGATCTTCATCGACGAGAACACGACCACAACGATCGCGGATGACCTGACCCAGATCCGAGGCAACGTCATCTACGGCAACGGGTGGGACACCACCGCCGGCACCAACCGGGGTGGGATCCGTATCCGCGGCACACAGGTCAGCATCCCCCCGGTGATCGACGGGAACGTCATCTCGTGGAACGACGGGTGGGGTGTGAAGATCACCGACAACCTCGCCGGTGACGGGCTGTGGATCACCCGGAACCAGATCTTCGAGAACCTGTGGTCGGGGGTATCGGTCACCTCTGGCACGGGCCCGCACCGTGCCCGGATCGAGGACAACGACGTGTGGAACAACGGCCGCGGCGGCACCGGCGTCACCGGTGAAGAGGACGGGATCGTCATCCACAACCGGGTCATGAACCGTACCCGCATCATCGGCAACCGGTCGTGGGATCGCCGCTCGACGGGGAAGACGCAGAAGCGGGGCCTCGCCCTCACCGGCGGCAACCTGTGGACCACCCCGCGGGTGTCTGGGAACGACCTCGACGGGAACGCAACCGCGGGCCTGGTCGACGAGCTCGACGCCGCCACGGTCCGCACGTACATCACGGACAACATCACTGCCTGACGGGAGACCAGATATGCCTACTGCGATTGTGCAAAACCTTCCCACGGCGGTGACAAACCCGCGGGCCCTGCCGTTGGTGACGCCGATCATCCGGGACTACTTCACCGGCTTGACGGGGCCGCTGACGGACGCGGCGGATGGGAACACCACCCGGGCGTGGCAGGACGTCTCCACCGGCGGGTGGATCAAGGAGGGCGGGGTCGCGCGCGCGTCGGCGACCCCGGGGTCCACGACGACCTACATCACCCGTGTCGAGCAGCCTTCGGTGGATGTGGTGGTGACCGCGAAGCTCGCGGCGAAGGGTTCGACGTCGACCACGACGAACGGTGCTGGGCTGGTGGCCATGTACCTCGACGCCGGCAACCACCTGCGTCTCGTGCACACGGGAGGCACCACAGGGTGGCGGCTGCAGCGTGTGATCGGGAACGCCCCCGTCACCCTGTTCGACACGAACGTTGTGGAGGCGGCGCTCGACACCATCACGTTGCAGGTGATCGGGAATGTCGCAACGATCGCGGTCCTGCCGGACGGTGGTACACAACAGTCGTTCAACGTGACGATCCCGGACGAGTTCCTCGCGGTCATCTCCGGCGCGGCGAACCTGTATGCGGGACTCCGGTCGCCGCGGAACGGGTCGACGTCGTCGGCGTCGTTCGACAGCTTCGAGGTTCGGCAGGCGATCATCGCCTGAGCGGGACATCCTCAACGCCCCCGGCGTCCCTCCTCGAGAGGAGACGCCGGGGGCGTTTCCGTTGTCAACCCCTAAGTACTTCACGCTGCGCGATGAATCATGATCTCGGGGGCAAGAAACGAGCGCAGCTCACAATGCCCGAACGTGAGCCCCTCACGTCGCAGAACATCCCCGGCCTCACCGACCGTGAACGCGAGCTCGGAGAGATGCCGTTCTTCGGCGCCGATCTCCGGACTCTCACACTGATCGGCGCGACCGTCGGGGATGAACGCATCCCAGACATCCGCGCTGGCCGGGTGTACCGCGAGACCGACTCACACACTCGCCGTCGCGCAGGATGATCCGCACGACAACGCGTTTGGCTACATCAGGTCGGAGACATCGAATGAGTCCGGCACGGTGGTCGACCCGGCGTCTATGTATAGCGGCAGGGAGCGTGCGATCTCACCGTCGAAGGAGATGAGGACGCGCGAGGAGTGAGCTCCTCGTACATGGAGTGGCAGCGGCAGCTTCACGGCGATCGGCAGTGTCTTCCCCGGCTCGGACATGTGGGGCGTGAAGTTGCTTGCGGGGAGGAGGAAAGTCTCCCTTTCCCGGTTGAAGACGAACCGCACGGGCGCGTTGGTGAGACGAGATTCGAGCTCCAGGGCGAGCTCGTGGTCCATACCGACGTCGAGCATGTGCGGCGTGATCTCCACGAAAAGGTGCAACATCAGGTTGCCACGCTGTTCGCCAACGAACACTCGGTCGAGGCCGAGCCGCGTCGCGTTGGTGACGCGCGGGTGCACCGGGTCGGACTCGAGGTGCTGTGCGATCTGCGCGTACGCGACACGGTCGCCAGCAGTGAGCCGTTTCGCTTCGAACCACTCCCGCGCGATGCGCAGAGAACGATCCGGCTCGTCGTCGGTCGCGAATGTGCTCGTAGCGACAGCGAGTACCAACGCCTCGAGCTCGACGTCATCCATGTCGCGGAGCAGGTGCCCGTTTGTCCCGAGGAACAGGGTGGCGGCGAGAAACGCGGTGCGCTTGTTCCCGTCGAAGAAGTATTGGGTCGATGCGAGGCCGTGCAGGATGGCGGCCGCCTTCGCAACGACACCGACGTGCGCCTCAACGCCAGCAAAGCCTCCAACGGCGCGACCAAGAGCGGCGCGGATACCTTGCTCATCCCTGACGCCACCGCCGGCCCCGACGTGCCGAGCGTTTAGGTCGACTACCTGCTCGTACGTCAGGTAGGTGATATCGGTCATTCGCCGGCAAGGCGCTCGAGGAGGGTGGCGTACCGCGCAGCCAGCTGGTCGCCGAGGGCGCGCGCAGCGTCGTCGCGAAGGTACCTGCGGCCGCCGACGACGACAGTCGGAGCGTCACGAAAGGTGATCGCGGCGTCCTGGTCGCTGTCGATGATGGTCGTCATGGCCGCTAGCGTAGCGCGCGCAGCTGCAGAGAAGTTGGTGTCCCGACTCAGATCATTCCACGCGCAAAGCGTGCGACGTCTCGCGCCGAGGGGGAGAGCGGTGGCGTGCGGGGTCATGAAGGTTTCTCACGTGGGCCAACGTAGGTGCGAAAATTGTCCGGTTTGCGGCTCTCTGTGGATGTTCACCCGCGGGCTCACCTGCTCCTCGTAGTCAGGCGTCGCCACACTCGAATCGCATCGCTTTTCACGGCAACTCGTCAACGGCTCCGACCCATACCCAGCACCGGTACTCGGTCTCCTCGACGCGGAAGACAATGCCGATAGCGTCGGGTGTCCACCGCGCGGCGAGGGCGTCGACCCGGACGGGAACGTCGCCGAACCGCACCCACGCCTTGACCTTGCGTCGTGGCTTCGGGTCGACCGTCAGCGGCACGTCGTCGAGCCGGAGCTCGGCGGGCGTGAGGGTCTGCAGGGTGGCGCCGCGGGCGATGGTGACGAGCGCCCGGTCGTTCATGCGCCGGTCGACGGCGTCGGCGTAGCGTCTGTTCGTTCCCACGGGTCGCCGGATCCTTCCTCCGGCCGAGAGAGAAAAGGCTACGCGGCCGCACCGACATCGTTTTCGTGCGTTAGAACGGGGTGTGGCTCATGCGGCGCGTGTCACAGCCCGCCCAGAGTGAAGCGGGATCGGCATAGCGACACGCGTGTTGATCGCTTCGGTCTTACGTCGCTCGCTGACGTGCGTGTAGATCTGTGTTGTCGAGAGCGATTCGTGCATCATCAGTTCCTGCACGACGCGAATGTCGACGTTCTCCTCGACGAGCTCGCTCCCGAATGCGTGCCGCAGCGAGTGGGGGGTGAGTCGCGGGTCGGTGATGCCAGCGCGTCGCTTCGCGTCCGTAATCCGTTCGGTGACCGAGGAGCCGTGAATGTGGCCGGCGCGGCCGCCGCGGGCGGGGAACCAGTAGTCGTCCTTCGGCATGAGCTTCGAGATCTCCGCGATGACCGGGTGCAATGGCAGCCGCCCCTCCTTGCCGCCCTTGCCGACGGTGTGAATGGTCATGGTGAGGAGGTCGATGTCAGAGCCGTGCACGCGGGCGATCTGGGATACCCGGAAGCCCTGGTAGTAGCCGAGGAGGATCATCACGCGGGTGCGCCAGTAGGCGCCGCTGGTGAGCATCGCTTCGACCTGCGCGCGGGTGAAGGGTCGCGGTGTGCCCTTCGGCACGCGCACGGCCGGCAGGCGGGTCGTGGGGTTGTCCTCGCGGAAACCCTCGTCCTGCAGGAAGGTGAAAAAGGTGGTGAGTGCATCGCGGATGGTGCGTCTCGTTGCCGGCGA